ATCAAAGCACCAAGGTTATTGTGACTGTCAAGGTCACCAACAACGGATGCCAGTTGACCGTTAACAAAAACGTTTGTGTTGATGCCAGCACTTGTCGTAACGGCACCACACATTCTTTGATCACCAACTCTATGGGCTTTAGGCATTCTTTCTTGGTCTACCTCTACCACGTTTAACAGGCGCAGGTTCTTCAACCTTGACCTCTTTAGTTTCTGGAATATTTATGACGACCATATTGTGTTGGTTTGTGATACCTGTAGAACCAAATCCACCTGCTCGGCTGGTCTTTGGTAGTGGTCGTGCTGGTGTTTCTTCGACGGTGTATTCCACATTCTTAACAAGTTCCGCCTGGGCGATACGGTCACCGTTCTCAATGGTAACGGCATTACCAGAGATATTGTGAAGTATGATAAACACTTCCTCAACGTAATCGGAATCAATCACACCTTCGGCATTAGCAAGGACTAGACCCTGCTTTAGAGACGTTCCGGAACGAGCGTGGAGACGCACGGAGAAGCCTTCTGGTATATCCATGATACACCCCGTTGGAATGAGCGCCCGCTCACCTGGAGCGATGGTAAGACGATCCTTCATCTCTCTGGAGAAAGGCTTATTCATATGAGAATAACCCTTATAGCTATTCTTTCCTGCGGTCTGAAAGGCTAGGTCAAAACAGGCTGATTGTGCCGTCTGGTGTTTAGGAAGCTGGACGGCAGGATTTGTTTTCCATATTCTCAATGTTGTCATAACGAACTCACTTTCTTATTCTGTATCTGAAAAACGTTTCTTTCCCAATGAATACTTAGCAACTAGATTCCATTCACCCTTCTCACCATAAGATATGATCTTGATACGGTTAAGAGGTGTTAATGGTTCTTGTGATTTGCTTGGTGTGACTAGAGTTACTAGTCCCCATTCTGCCAATAGATTAGCGATAGTGTTTCTTCTACCACGATCTTCTTCTGAGAAGTCTGTTGGTTTTCCATCCAACATAAACATCTCCTTGAAATGAACGAGATAGTAGTGGCCTTGCTTATGTAGAATATGACATGACTGATAGAGTGTCTTATCTTTCTTAGACGCTACACCAATACGGGTTAACGTCTCTTTCACCTTAAGGAAGGCCTGAGGGTCCGGAAGTTTAACTTCCACGAACTCGTCTAGGTTTACTGTCATTTGTGCCACCTTTGTCGATTGCTTTTCTTATTGTTTCGAGTTGGTTAGCGTCCAGTAGAACCAATGCTTCTCGGGCCTTTTCGTTAGAATAGTTATAGTATTCTTTGACGGCTTCTAAGTCATCAATGGTCTCACGCTTCTCCCACTTGCGAAAAGGCCTTTTATAGCCTCTCACTGTATTTAGCAAATACTGGTATTGCATGGATGCAGGTAAACCAGGATTCTGGTTCATTTCATTTGCTTGAAGAACGCAATCGTAGTGAAACGAGAGAGCCCGGTTCACTACGAAAGCTGGATAGTCCTTGTCGTTTTCAAGGACGTTCTTCTTTGTTTGAAGAATGGATGGAATCAAATCACGAAACACATCCATTACTTCACCTCACATTCTACCATCAATTCAGTTAGACATGCGACCAAGTTCAACTCTTGATCAGCGACGAAAGCGGACTGATACTGATACTTAGCAAGAGTAACCACAGCCATTGGCACACTCTCGGGCTTTAGATAGTTACAAAGGTTATCATAGATTGATCTAAAGATACGGCTCTGGTCAATGTCAGAGTTATTAACAACCCACTTACGCATGGTTGAAAAGTCTTTATCTTTAAGAGCCTTGATTAGATCATCAAGTTTTCTTACTGATTCAACTTGACTAAGAACACCAGCATCAATGTTTCCAGAAGTAGAATACCTTTGTAACTCGTTAAGAGTCCTACGATAGTCTGGGAAATAGCGTTGAACGATCTTACCCAATACATCTTTGTCATATGTAATGCCTTCTTCTGTTAAAATGTTTGACAGGCGTTTAAACATCTGCGCTGCCATCTTGGCCTTCTCATCACCTTTTAGTGCGAAGTCAACAACGGAACAGCGAGAGTGAAGGGCGTCAATCAGACGAGCCTTAAAGTTGCAGGTGAAAATGAAAGAACAGTTTTCAGAAAACTCCTCGATTGCACCACGCAACCCCGCCTGTGCTTCTGGTGTAAGATAGTCAGCCTCATCAAGGATGATAACCTTACGACCACCAGTCAATGAAACTGTAGAAGCATAGCCTTTGATCTTTGTGCGAAGGACATCGATACCTCTTTCATCAGAACTATTGATGAATAGAAAGTTACAACCAATCTCCTCACACATGGCTTTGGCGACTGTGGTTTTACCACAGCCTGCCGTACCAGTCAACATTAGATTAGGGATATTACCCTCTGTCACATACTCCTGAAAGACTTTCTTGAGTCGATCAGGCAAAATACAGTCCTCAATCTTGTGAGGACGGTATTTCTCAACATATAAAAATTCACTCATAAAAACTTCCCTATCACGAATCCTATTCCACCAAAAACTATAGCGCCAATAACAATCGCCGCTATAATACGTCTACCAATTTCATAGGCGATCATATCACCTAAATCACTCATAGAGCGGTCTTTTCCATTACGGTTGAATAGAACTCCTCAAAGTCGGTGTTCTCCTGAACCTCGTCCTTGAAGTTAGCCTTAAAGTAGGCACGAGACATGCGACGGAATAGCTTCTTATCGATGCCTAGCTTGTCGCATACCTCATTGGTAGTTTCTTTCTGTAGTTCACGCTCGGCACCAACACGGGTCATGGAGTCATTCATCTCCATAACTGCCTTTCGTAGTGTCTTGCGATCTTCTTCGGTAAGACCCTGAACCGAACGCTGCTGCTGGTTATGTCCAATCATACTCATTAGTTCACCTCGATAACTGCTGATGGATTAATACAGACTGCGGTTGTTACATAAACGCCGCCGGCATCTTTACATTTATTTTCGTTACTTATTGTAAGATATATGTCTGCTGCTATTGTAGCAATCCACAATACAAACACTACAAAAATAATTTTTTCCATTACTTGGTCTCCAAAGCAATGAAATACTTTAGATTGTTATTGACATTGACAAACTTGGCAAAAGCACCTGCCTGAATTTCAACGTTGTAATCATCAGGAAGGAACTTGAGGTTTTCAGTCTTGAATGTAGCAACAAAGTCCTTGCCAGCATAGTCACCAATCTTAACAGAACCATGATTTGAAGTATCGTTTGCCTTCTCGTGGATCTTGATAAGAAGTTCTCCATCCTTACCAATGACAGATAGGTTTGGAATAGAATTGACCATTGCTCTCTTGATCCAGTTCTGATAAGATGCATTGAGTAAGGTAAACTTAACATCAACATTCTTTAGAGCAAGTTCTTTTTCTGGCGGTGTGATAACGAGGTTTGGTGAACAACCAAGATAGTTGAACTTCATTTCACCGTCAAAGATGCTAACAGAATCCTTCTCAAAGGTAATCTCTGTATTCTTAACTAGTGTAATGTTAGAAAGAAACTGATTGAGGTCATAGATACCAAACTGTGAAGGAATCTCATCCTCAAGAGTTGCCTCAACAAGAATGGACTTTTCAGGAGAGATAGTCTTTTGAACTTTACCTGGATTTAGAACAACACCTGAATTGATCGAGGCAAAGTTCTTGAGAACGGATAGCGTATTGTCACTTAGAATCATAATATACTCCTTGTTATTAAACTTGATGATGAAAGATGGTACGAGGTTTTTCGAGTTGTGTCAAGGTGAATTTTACATTGTCCTTCAAGTTTTCTAATGTGCTATCATTGATCATTGTATAATCCACAGGCTGGTCATTCCATGCCGTTTCTGATATGTGCATCTTAGAAAGTTCTTCTGGTGTAGGATCTTCACCACGACGGACACGAATGATAACACCGCCGGCACTCCGAACAAAATCGATTTCGTTTGGAAAGCGCACATCGGATATAACCACATTCTCATATCCTTGTATGCGCTTTTCTAGAGCGGCAATCCAGATGTTATCTGCAATTCCGTGTCTACAGGCTTCTGTGCCAAACTTTTGTAAGATTAGCCTAGGAGTAACCTCATAACCAAACTTGTGTGACCACCAGGGATCGACACGCTCACGAAAGGTACGGGAGGCATTCGAGTCGCCTTCTAGTAACCCTCGTGGCCACACAAAGATTTGTGACACAGCATCCTTTAAA